GCAGAGGATGGTAAACGAGGAGTACCTTTAGTATTAACCATTTCTTTTCTAGCATCATTAGCTAATCTTTTTAGTTTATTAGAATGGTCAGCATACAAACGCTCTGCTTCGGTACCAGAGTTATAAATGTTAGCGTCTTCTACATTGCTAAGTTTTTTAACTTTAATTGTTTCTTTAACTGTTTTACCTTGTTTATTAACATAAGTCTTTGCTGTTTCTTCATAGATAATTTTTCCAGTTTTAGGATCAACACCTCTTGATACGCGTTTAGGGATCTCGACTTTAGAACCCGCAATAGAGATTAACGTAGTCGTTCCACCTTGTGGTTGACCTTGGTATTTAACACGTAATCTTTTAATGCCATTATCTAATTCAGATTGCTTATAGTTTAGACTATGTTTTTCAGCATCAATAACAACCATTGAATGACGAACTGCTTGTGCAAGTTCTGTCGAGTTAGCTCCTTTAATTGTCATGTCAGTAATCAAGTTAGAAATTAATCCCATCTCAATTCCTGTATCACGAGGAGTCATTTTACGCATACCTTCATGCGCAGGGTATGCTGTCTGAGGGTCAAAGTTTTTTAACCCAGCAAGAGCAGGCTCGGTTTCAATTCTTTTTTTACCTCTTTGTTTATTTGGAATTACTAAGACTGTGTCGCCGTCAAAGTCGGCACCAGACAATCTTTTAGCAACGTTGCTATTAATTCCAACTGCATCTTTTGCATCCCCTAATGCAACTTTTGCAGGTCGATGGTTGTTATTTACAGTTAATTCTGGAATTTCAAACTTTCCACCATGTGGATACCTAATTAAAACAACTCTATCGCCATTTCGATAGTTGGGTGCATAAATTTCTGTTTCTTTTAATGTATTAATTGGTAGAATAACATGCGTTCCTTGCCCCTTAATAGCAGCCGCTTTAAGATGCACTGAGGCAGAATCTGCGTCTGAAGCAAAATCTTCGAGTAATTTTTTTCTTACTGAAGGGTTCGTCAGATTTCGAATATCATCTAGTTGCTTTAACCGTGTTTCATAAGTTTGGCCAAGTTGGCTTTCAATCAATGCCGGCCTTTGCTTTGAAAGCATTTGAGTCGATAAAGATTTAGACCATTGTTCCCAGTTTCCTTCTTCGTTAACAATATTCATGGCCGAACGAACAGTACCATCAATTGGGTTACCTTTGGTGTCTAATTTGGGTAATTGACGAACGACTGCGCCAAACGGATTATCAGCATCACCTGTTTGGGGCTTTAATGCATCAAGTTTGTTTCCCGTGTTTGATTTATTTGTATTGAATAGTAAATCAACACCTTTAGGAAGGTCATCATTATGCATCGCCATACCTTTTAGATAATGAGTTCCATCTACAGAAATGCGAACTTGTGCATACCGAGACTTACCTAAAGATAAATCTTCAACACCAGGACGAACGTAAATAACACCGTCGGCGTCCCCACCACCATCTTCAGCATACCGAATTGACAAACGTTTAGAACTAATATCCAAAGGTTTGTTAATACCTAACATTGTACGGCCGCCATCTTCGCTCCACTTTGTAATGGATTTAATTTGGCCTCTATCAGTAACAATGTCTCGGTATGTTGTACCTGGGGCAGCTAAAACTTTGACGTTTGTTTTTTGATTGTTTGTGCCCAACTGTTCAATTTGTACATTATGAAGCGCATAACCTTCTTCGCGAAGTAACGTTAACGCAGCTTTTAGTTTTTGAGCAGAAATTCCTAAATGCAGCTCAACGCCTGCGCCGACGTCAATTACTTTTTTAGCGGCAACTTCTTCTTTAAGCATGTTCGCGGTTGTCTCTAAAATATTTTGTTTATCTTTTAAACCAGCGCTTAACAATGCACGAACCGATGATTCGTTTTTACCATTCATTTTTTTACCAATTTCAACGTTTGAGTAGCCCTTTTCCTTTAAACGTTGAGCGTAAGCAATGTCTGCTTGTTTTTGGCGGTTGTTAGCAATTGAGCGAAGATCGCGAAATTCGGTAGTAGACATACCTAAACCGCGCGCGATATCGGTATCCCCAACACCTTGAGATCGCATGTCTGCAATGTGATCTAGAAATGATTTACTATTTCTAGAACTAAGGATGTTCCCTCCAGAACCCCACGGATACCTACCTGATCGACGTGGAGTACCATAATGCATTAGAGAATCTTCTTCAATTATCATAATGATTCCTCCTGTCGTATAGCGGCAATTCGCTTATCAAAACTAATAATTTTATCCATGATATATGTAATTACGGTTGGATCGACATCATAAATTCTAACTTCGTCGTTTTGATAAATTCTTAATTCAATTGTAATATCAAATGGTTTATACTTGTATTCTAAACAAAACAAAGCCGCGTACACCTCAAGTTGTTTTTCTGAGGTTAACGTAACTCCTGTTTTTAAGTCATGAATACGTAAAGTATTTTTTCGAAAAGAAATAGCATCTGGTGTGCCAAAACAATTTTCAGAATAATATAAAACTTGTTCTGGTTTCATTTTGTACCCAAGAGCGTCATTAACATACATGTTCAATGTTCGCTTACTAGTTGGCAGTTTAACTCCCAAACGAATTAAGTCGTAAGCTAATTGGTGTAGTTCTGTTCCTCGTTGAGCGGCAACAGATGCCATATAAACTTTATCGAGTTTTTCATCATCGTAGTTAACCCAATGATGTTTACTTGCGCTTAGAAACGCGTGTTGGCCTGCTAGTTTGGAATGTTCGTTGAAGCGCATTAAAAACCACCTCTTCGTTTTCTGGGTAAATGAAAGCGGCAAAAGACATATCAGAGAACTGATTTACATAAAACTCTTGGTTTGGTTGAATTGGGGAATCTTTAGAAGCTTTTACTTCTAACATCGCCCATTTGTTTTCAAACAGAATAAGTAAATCAGGTACGCCTTGCATGTAAGTTGAGTCATTTTTTAAAATAACACATCCTACAAACAATAATCGAAGCTTTTTTATAACTTCAGTTTGATATGCGTTCTCTTTCATTTACCCTCCAAACTAAATTTTAGAGCAAAAGTAGTGATCATATTTTCACCTCTTCTATTATAACGTACGAAACGTTTGCGATTAAATATCTACCAGTCAATCAATTGGAAAAACTGATTTGTGGGGAACACATAGGTTCTATTAAGTACCGCCAAGAAAATATCAACGTCCAACAACCCGTAAATAACAGCTGCTTCTAAGCTATTGTCAAATTGCTGCTTTGTTTCCACGTCTTCAAACTTTTGATTTAAAGCTGGTCGATACCCAGGTTTAAATTGTTTGTGGTATTTTACGGCAAACCAACGCGGTCTCCACATTAAATTTGAATAATGATTATTTAACCTATTCCCGTCTAAATTAATAGGAGTCGTGAATCTTTCGTTTTCTTGTGGTAGGAACATAGACGCTACCAATAATGCGACAGACCTCCTATATTGTGCTTGGTCTTTAATTAGTAAGACGTTTGGAATTCCCTGCTGGTTTAAGGACGGTGTTTTAATTAGCTCAGTTCTTAAATTCATAATGTTCCCATAAGAACTAACTGCGTATTCTGGGAACTCTTCTATAGTCTTCCATGTTTCGTACATGTGACCTCTTTCCGTTTTGCCAAAAATTGTTTTGTAAAACCTTCTGTCTATTACTACTATAATATCTAGATATTTAAGTATATAATAGTGGGAAAGTGTTTGCTCTGTTTTTTGGCAGAAAATGACAAAATAAGGCTTTTGCGATTAAATATCTACGAGTTTAGGTTCTTGGAAATCACGTTTATCCATCAAAGAAGCCCATACAGCGTTATCAATATAGCTTTTAGATTTTAAAACGTAATAGTGCAGCACGTCATAAGGCGTATTTAGTCTGTCGGTTCGACCTTTTGCTTGCTCGAACATCTTATACGAATATGTCAAAGAGTAGAAAACCGTGGCGTCCGTAGACGTACAGTTCCATCCCTCAGCTCCAGCAATGTACTGTACCAGATATATCCATCTATCACTCATTGGAAGCGGGTCGTGCTTATGTCCGTTCCACTCCGCAACTTCGATTTCCGTCCCTAATTCTCTAAGGACGTCAAGTTCGTAATTAAAGTTGTAGAAAATAATCATCTTATTGTGCTTATTCAACAGCTTCCAAATTTCGTGCATTCTTGAATCGTCG